TTGCATTGATTGAATTTTTTCCTTATCACTCACAGAATTTTTCTGAATTGGGGGATATATTTGATAAAACTGTTAAGGAAATGAAAGGATATTTACCTAGTCAGCAATTTGTATTTAATATTATCAAAGAAAGAGTACAAAATGGCGATGTGGTAATCATCTTATCCCGATCAATAGGTAGATGGATGAAAGCGATACCCGAACTAAAAGTATATGATAAAGTATATCAATCTAGCAATCCAAGAAACCCAACTTTTAAACCTGAAAATATTTTGAAAAGAAATATGGGGAAAGATTTATTAGATATAATCTAACTTTGTTATCGAAGTATTTAGACATCTCAATAGAGATGTTTTTTTGTTACAAAATTTAGGAGGTATGTATGAATTATTTTATGAAATTATTTAGATCTAGAGATAATCCTAAGAATAGATTAAATGGAAGTTCATATAGTTTTTTTATGGGTGGAAGTTCTAGTGGAAATAGAGTAACAGAAAGAAGTGCCATGCAGATGACGGCGGTATATAGTTGTGTAAGGATACTTTCAGAAACATTAGCTAGTCTACCTTTACATGTGTATGAGGTAACCGATACTAGTACAAAAAAAGCAACAGAGCACATGTTATATACGTTACTTCACGATGAACCAAATAATGAAATGACAAGTTTTATTTTCAGAGAAACACTAATGACTCATTTACTTTTATGGGGTAATGCTTATGCACAAATTATAAGAAATGGTAAAGGAGAAGTATTAGGACTTTATCCATTAATGCCAGATAGAATGAAAGTTGATAGAGATGAAGCTGGTAATTTGTATTATGAATATTATATAAGCGAAGGGGATGCAAACTCTAAAACTAAAGGTGTTGTTCAGCTATCACCAAGTGATATATTACATATACCAGGTTTAGGATTTGATGGTTTAGTTGGTTATAGCCCAATTGCCATGGCAAAAAATGCGATTGGAATGGCTATTGCAACTGAAGAATACGGGGCAGCGTTTTTCGCAAATGGAGCTACACCAAGTGGTATACTTGAACATCCAGGTGTAGTAAAAAATCCAGAGGCAATGAGAGAAAGCTGGGCTAGAGGATTTTCAGGTAAGAACAACCATAAAGTTGCGATACTTGAAGAAGGTATGAAATATACTCCTATTTCAATAGCACCTAATGAAGCACAGTTTTTAGAAACAAGAAAATTTCAAATAAATGAGATAGCTAGAATTTTCAGAGTTCCACCACATATGGTAGGGGATCTTGAAAAGTCTAGTTTTTCTAATATTGAACAACAATCTCTTGAGTTTGTTAAATACACGCTTGATCCGTGGGTGAAACGTTTTGAACAAGCTATGGCTAGGAGGCTACTTACAAGTGATGAAAAGAAAAAATATTATATAAAATTCAATGTTGATGGACTGCTTAGAGGAGATTATCAAAGTAGGATGAATGGATATGCAACAGCACGTCAGAATGGTTGGATGAGTGCTAATGATATAAGGAGTTTAGAAAACTTAGATTTGATATCAGATGAGGAAGGAGGAAACTTATATATAGTCAATGGTAACATGTTACCACTTAAAAAGGCTGGTGCTTATGCAGAGAGATTAACAGATTATAAGGAGGAAAACACAGATGAAGAAATTTTGGAATTGGAAGACAGTACAAAATAATAATGATAAACCACCAGAGAACATATTATTTTTAAATGGAACAATAGCTGAAGAATCGTGGTTTGATGATGAGGTCACCCCACAGATTTTTAAAGAAGAACTAATTAAACATAGTGGAGATATTACTGTATGGATAAATTCACCCGGTGGAGACTGTATTGCAGCCGCACAAATTTATAATCTCTTAATGGAACACAAAGGAAATGTTAAGGTGAAAATTGATGGTATAGCAGCTAGTGCTGCAAGTGTGGTTGCTATGGCAGGAACAGAAGTTATTATGAGTCCTGTTTCAATGCTTATGATTCATAATCCTATGACAATTGCATATGGAAGCACAAGTGAAATGCAAAGAGCTATAGATATGTTAAGTGAGGTGAAAGAATCAATAATTAATGCTTATGAAATAAAAACAGGATTATCACGAAACAAAATATCAAAACTTATGGATAATGAAACATGGATGGATGCGAGAAAAGCGGTTGAACTTGGGTTTGCTGATTCTATCTTAAAACGAGATGAGATTCAGGATATTGAAATTCCAAATGTTAGTATGCTTTACCAAGAAGCAACAGTTCAAAATTCAATGATGAATAAAATCAAAGAAACTTTTAAAAACGTAAACGAAGAAAAAATAAAAGCTGATTCATTAATAAATAGATTAGATTTAATAAAAAACTGGAGGTAAGAACTATGAATAAAAAAATACAAGAATTAATTGAAAAACGTGCTAAAGCATGGGAAGGTGCAAAAGCCTTTGTTGAGAGTAAAAAAGATAGTGATGGACTATTGTCAAAAGAAGATGTTGAAACTTATAACAAGATGGAAGAAAAAGTTAAAAACTTTACTTTTGAAATAGAGAGACTTCAAGAGATGGAAAATATGGAAAGAGAATTGTCAAAACCAGTAAATGATCCGTTAATCTCAAAACCGATGGTGTCTGATAAAGAAGATAAAATCAAAAAAAATCTTCAACACAAAAAAGCAATGATAAAAGCATTACGATCTAATTTTAGACAAATTGAAAATATCCTACAAGAAAAAGTAGATACTGATGGAGGATATTTAGTCCCAGATGAGTATGATAGTAGATTAGTTGATACGTTAGAAGAAGAAAACATTATTAGAAAATTATCTCAGACTTTAAAAACAAATGGTAAGCATAAAATCAATATAGCTGCGTCAAGTCCTGCGGCTGCATGGGTTGAAGAAGGAGGAGAGTTGAAATTTGGAGAAGCAACCTTTAAACAAGTTTTATTAGACGCTCACAAACTTCATGTAGCTATAAAAGTTACTGAAGAATTATTATATGATAGTATGTTTGACTTAGAAAGCTATATCTTAGAAAAATTTGGTAAAGCATTAGCTAATGCAGAGGAAGATGCTTTCCTAAATGGTGATGGAAGTGGAAAACCAACAGGAATATTTGCACAAACTAATGGAGGAACACACTTAACTGAGGTGGATGCACTAAAAGCTGATGATATTATAAATTTAATTCATGCTTTAAAACGACCATATAGAAAAAAAGCAGCATTTATTTTAAACGATAAAATAATAGCTAATATCAGAAAACTAAAAGATAACAATGGAGCATATATTTGGCAGCCATCATACCAATTAGGAGAGCCTGATAAATTAGCAGGATACCCAGTGTATACTTCAGCTTTTGCACCAGAGAATAAAATTGCTTTTGGTGATTTTAGCTATTATAACATAGGTGATAGAGGTGCTCGTTCATTTAAAGAACTACAAGAATTATTTGCTGGTAATGGTATGATTGGATTTGTAGCTAAAGAAAGAGTTGATGGTAAGCTAGTATTACCAGAAGCAGTTCAGATATTACCAATTAAAGGATAATATAAACTATGGAACTAAAACTTGAACAAGTTAAAAACTATTTGAGAGTTGATACAACAGAAGATGATGAGTTAATCTTATCACTTCTGTTTACAGCTAAAAAATTATGCTTAGGAATACTAAGGGTGAGTAGTTTTTCAGAGTTAGGTGATGAGCATGATTTTGATGAATTCAAAATACCAATATTATATACAGTTGCTTATCTTTATGAACATAGGGAAAATGCCGATTTTAGAGAATTAACATTAATTCTTAGGGCGTTACTATTTAATCATAGGAAAGAGGAGTTTTAAGATGGATATTGTAGAACTAGATACTAGAATTACTTTTCAAAAGGTAGTTTTAGAATTTGATGAATTGCATCAACAATTAGAAACATGGAGTGATTTTTTTAGTTGTTGGTCTAATTTAAAATTGATAACTTCAAGTGAGGTGGAAAGACATGGTGTTAATTTAAGTTCAGAAGTAATTTCTTTTGTGGTTAGGAAGATGCCGGAATTAAAAGAACTTAATACGTTAGAGTATAGAATAAAGTATAACAATAAATTTT